CATGGGATCAAGCGAAGTTCGGGCTGCGGTTGGGATCGAATCCCCAGGCGCTGATCACGACGACTCCGCGGCCCACGGCGCTGGTGAAGGGACTGCTTGCGGATTCGGCCACGCACGTCACCCGGGGGAACACGGCGGACAACCGGGCGAACCTGGCGCCGTCGTTCTTCGACGCGATCCTGAAGCGCTACGAAGGGACAAGGCTGGGGCGGCAGGAAATCGACGGGGAGTTGCTGGACGACAACCCCAACGCCCTGTTTCAGCGAAAGGACATCGACGCAGGCCGAGTGCGTGAAGCGCCGCAGCTTGTGCGTGTGGTGGTGGCGATTGACCCTGCGGCGACGAGTGACGAGGGATCGGACGAGACCGGCATTGTCGTGGCAGGCGTGGACAGCAACGGCCACGGCTACGTGCTGGCCGACAAGTCGATGCGGGCAAGCCCTGAAGGGTGGGCGCGCGCTGCGATTCTCGCGTATGCCGATTTCAAGGCGGATCGAATCGTCGCCGAATCGAACAACGGCGGCGAAATGATCGCCAGCGTGATCCGCAGCGTCGATTCCAGCGTTCCGGTGAAGCTGGTCACGGCATCGCGTGGGAAGGCAATCCGCGCCGAACCGGTGGCCGCGCTGTACGAGCAGCACCGTATCCACCACGTCGGCAGCTTTGCGGCGCTGGAGGATCAGATGGTCGAATTCGATCCATCGAATCCTGGCGACAAGTCACCGGACCACATGGATGCGCTGGTGTGGGCCGTCACCGAGTTGGCGATCAACAAACCCAACACGGCCATCATCGAATGGCTTGAATCGCAGTCACGCGAAGCAGCCGCGAAACGAGCAACGGAGCGAGAACACGAACATGGCGCGTCCTTCAGGCGGGACTGAGTTGCCCGTCGAGGGCGTGCTTGCGCGCATCAAGCGCAGCATGGGCTACGCCTTCACCGGCAACAGCGATTGGTTTGGTCCCGGCCAGCCGCAGCCGGCTGTTGCGCCGGAAGCGGTTGAGGGTCGGCAGTGGCAGGTGCCGATCGGTGTCAACACCGTCCAGACCAAGAAAACCGAAGGGATCGATTTCCACACCCTGCGCGTGTTCGCGGATGCTGTGGACATCATCCGCTTGCTGATCGAGGAGCGCAAAGACCAGCTTTGCGCGCTTGATTGGGCGGTACAGAAGAAGGGCACGCAACACGGATTGCGCAAGGCTGCGGCACCGGACGCAAAGGCGCAGTCGATCGCGGCGTTCCTGCAATCGCCGGATCAGTCGCAGACGTGGGAGCAATGGCTGCGGTTGCTGCTGGAAGACATGTACGTGCTGGATGCCGCGAGCCTGTACGTGCAGCAGACCAAGGGCGGCAAGCTGTACGCACTGCATCCGATCGACGGCGGCACAATCAAGCGGCTGATCGATGGCCGCGGCTGGATACCGGCGCCACCGCTGCCGGCATATCAGCAGATTCTTCGCGGTGTTGTCGCGACTGACTACACCACCGAAAACCTGCTGTACATGGCGCGCAACCGCCGCACGAACCGCATCTACGGCTACAGCCACGTCGAGCAGATCATCGTGGCGGCGCGGTTGTGGCTGGCACGGCAGGCGTCGAACCTTGAGTATTACGACAAGGGGTCGGTGCCTGATGGCTTCGTCACGGGCGGCAAGGATTGGGGTCCGAACGAAATAGACCGTTACCAGAAAATGCTTGACGAGCAGCTTTCTGGACAGCTTGGCGAGCGCCGCAAGCTGAAGGTCATCCCGGCCGATGCGAAGTACACGCCGACCAAGGAACCAGCGCTCAAGAACGATTACGACGAATGGCTGGCGCGTATCGCTTGCTTCTGCTTCAGCGTGCCGCCGATCCCGTTCATCAAGGAAATGACGCGCGCGACCGCCGATCAGTCGGCCTCGCAATCGCAGTCTGGTGGCCTTGAGTTCGATCGCAAGTGGGTCGAACGCATGATAACTGGGATCATCGGCAAGCAGCTTGAATCGCCGGATTACGAGTTCGTGTTCCGTGATCGCGAGGCGCAAGACCCGCTTGAACGTGCGCAGATCGATCAGATTTACGTCAACGCGCAGGTCTTGCTGCCCGATGAAGTGCGTGGTGACTTGGGGCTTGATCCGTTGCCGAACGGCCAAGGTGCGACGCCGCGGCAGCCGGTGACGCCCGGAACGTCGAAGCCGGATGACGGCGAGGATGACGAAGACCCCGAGGCTGCCGGTAAGGCTGATCACGGACATCTGCACAAGGCAGACGATTCGCCACTGACGGCGCCCATGAAGACGCTGAAAGAGGCGTTCATCGTGGCGCTTGGCGAAGTTCGCGACGCGGTGGTGGCGCAGGCCAAGGGCTTGCACAAGGCCGCGGGATCGGAGGGCTACAACGATCGCGTATCGCCGGATTACACCCGCGACGCCGAGGAAATCGCTGCATGGGAAGGCTTCGTGGACAAGCTCGACCTTTCGGGCCTGTCGCTGGCGTGGGATGACTACTCCGACACGCTGGTCGCGGTTTCCGCCAACGGCAGCCGCACCGAAGTGATGAAGCTGGTCAAGGACGACCCGAAGCTGGCGGACGCAGCGCGCGGCGCGGGCTACGACATGCTCGACCATCAAGACCCGAACGCGATTGCGTGGGCGCAGGAACACGCCGCCGAAATGCTCGGGAAGGATGGCAACGGCGGCGCGCTCACAGAATCCACGCGTGACATGATCAGGCAGGCGATCGCGACGGCGCTGGACGAACACCTGACCGACGCGCAGATCGAGCGGCTACTCGCAATCACGTATGCCTTCAGCGACGAGCGTGCTGAGTTGATCGCGCGCAACGAGGTCCGGAACGCGCTCGGCAACGGTGCACTGATCGGCGCGAAGGCTGTGGGGATGCAGTCGAAGCACTGGCTGCTTTCGAACGAAGAAGGCATTTGCCAGCTATGCGAGGCCAACGCCGCGCAGGGCTGGATTCCCATTGGGCAGGCGTTCGTGTCGGGCGCGCAAGCGCCGACGCAGCACCCGCGCTGCCGCTGTGACGCTGGCTACAGGTCGAAATCTGCTGAGGATTGAACCATGCAACTGTTCGCACGCATCACCAAGGTGGACGAAAAAGCCCGCACCGTCGAAGGCGTCATTGCCGACGAGACCCCGGACAGGGCCGGCGAGATTTTCGATTACGCGAAGTCGAAGCCGAACTTCGAGAAATGGTCCACCGACATCGCCAAGGCGACGGACGGCAAGAACCTTGGCAACGTGCGCGTGATGCACGGCAACACCGTGGCCGGCGTCACCAAGGAGTTGAACTTCGACGACGACGCCAAGGCCATCACCGTCAAGGCGCACATCGTCGATGACAACGAGTGGAACAAGACGCTGGCCGGCTGCTACACCGGATTCTCCATCGGCGGCCGCTACGGCCAGAAATGGGACGTTGGCGACCTGAAGCGCTACGAGGCGATCCCGAACGAATACTCGCTGGTGGACATTCCCTGCAATCCGGGAGCGCAATTCACCGTGATCAAGTCGGACGGCAGCGAGGAGATGCGCAAGTTCGAGAAGATCGCCGAGCGCAAGGATGTCGATCCGAAGGAGGGGAAGGACAAATACGGCGACGTGAAATTCGCCGACGAGAAAAACAAGAAATACCCCATCGACACGCCGGCGCACATCCGCGCCGCGTGGAACTACATCAACAAGCCGAAGAACGCGGCCAAGTACGACTCGAAAGACCTGAAGACGATCAAGTCGCGCATCGTCGCCGCGTGGAAGGACAAGATCGACAAGAACGGTCCGCCCAGCGCCGAGGCGCAGAAATGCGACGCGCAGGCCGATTGCCGCGCTGCCGGTCTCCTGTCGAAGATCGACCAGGCCGAACCGCTGCTGCGCACCGTGCGCGCGGCGTACGGCATGGAGCCGCTGGCGAAAGACCTCTACACGGTCGGCTGCCTTGCGGACCTGATCTGCAACCTGGATTCGATCACGCTCAGCAGCGAGTGCGAAGCCGATTGGGAGGGCGACAACAGCGCCGTTCCCGGCGAACTGCGCAGCGTGGTGAAGGAACTGGCCGGCATCCTGATCGACATGGCCGATGAGGAAGTCGAAGAACTTGTCGCGGCCTATGAAAAGGCCGATTCAACCGGCGACCTCTCCAAGGTTGCCCCAACTGTGGAGAGCAACGAAATGAACGAGCAATTGCAGAAAGCACACGACGAAGCCAAGGCCGCGTTGACGAAGGCCGAAGGCGACCTCAAGACCGCGACCGAATCGCTGACCAAAGTCACCGGCGAGCGCGACGAACTCCAGAAGGCCGTCAACGAGCGCGACGCGCTGCTGGTGAAGGCCGCGGAGCACATCAACGAGCAGGCTGCGCTGATCGAGAAGATGAAGGACCAGCCGGACGCGATGAAGATCGCGCTCACCGCGATCAGCAAGGGCGAAGACGTGCAGACCGACAACAAGGAAGACAAGGACAAGGTGCTGAAGGCGGACGGCACCGTGGACGAGGCGGCAACCGCCATCCGCAAGGCACTCCGTAACCCGATCGTGACGCGATAAGCGCTCACCAACGGCAACCAACCAGCCCCGCAAGGGGCTTTTTATTGCCCGCGAGGGCGCAGGAGAGAATCATGGGTAACGAACTGACCGCATTGGAGGCCATCAACAAGGCGCTCCAGTCCCCGCTGCCGGATGAAATCCGGAAGGCCTTCACGTCGCCGACGAGCGCGACCACGGGTCTCGCGGAATACAACCTCGAACAAGGCGCGCGCCTGATCTACCCGATCGACACGCCGCTGCGCAACATGATCCCTCGCGAAGTCGGCCAAGCCGGCATTCAAGCCAACTGGCGCTCGATCACGGCGGTGAATCCGAACGGCGAAGACATCGGCGTGTCGGAAGGCAACCGCGGCGGCTACAACAGCTACACCGAAGTCGATCGCTTCGCGAAGTTCGTGGAACTCGGCCTCGAAGATTACGTGACGTGGAAAGCCGAACGTGCGGCTGGCAATTTCCAGAACCTCGATGAACTGGCCGTGCAGATGCTCATGCAGGCCACGATGGAAGCCGAGGAAAAGATCATCCTTGGCGGCAACGCCACTACGGGACTCGGCACCACACCGACCCCGACCACGGCCACGGCCACCACCGGCGGCACGATCGCTGCGGCCACGTACAACGTCGTCTGTGTGGCGCTCACCCACAAGGGCGCGCTGCTGTCGAGCGTCGCCAACGGCGTCAAGTTGCAGTACACCCGCAACAACGCCGATGGCTCGACCGACACCGTGACGGGCTTCTATGCGAAGCCTTCCAACGGCGCAAGCCAGACCACCACGGGTTCGACCAGCACCATCACCGCCTCCGTGGCAGTCGTGCCCGGCGCGTTTGCCTACGCATGGTTCGTCGGTACATCCGGCAGCGAGAAGTTGCAGGCGATCACCGGCATCAATTCGGTGTCCCTGACGTCGCTGAGCGTCAGCAATCAGGCGTTGAGCGCGTTGGCGAGCAGCGATCAGTCGGCTGACCCGCTGGTGTTCGACGGCTTGGTGGCGCAGATGGTCGCGTCCGGTTCCAATTCCTACTTCAAGGCGTTGGCAACCGGCACCGCGGGCACCGGCACGACATTGACCAGCACCGGCAACGGCACCGGCGGCATCGCCGAGTTCGATGCTGCGATCTTGGCGTTCTTCCAGAACTATCGCCTGATCCCGACCGACGTTTGGATCAGCGGTGCCGATCAGAAGGGCATCAAGAACCTGATCCTCGCTGGCAACACCAACGTCGCGCCGTTCTTCCAAGACAACCAGGGCAATGTGCGGGCCGGCGCGCGGGTGCGCACGTACACCAACCCGATCGGCTACGGCAACACCGATTTGGACCTGCACGTCCATCCGTTCCTGCCGCAGGGCACCGTGCTGTTCACCACCAAACAGGTGCCGTACCCGCTCTCGAACGTGCGCACGATCGTGAAAATGAACCTGCGCCGCGACTACTACTCGATCCTGTGGCCGCTCCGCAGCCGCAAGTACGAGTACGGCGTCTATTTCGACGGCGTGTTGCAGCACTACTTCCCGGCCGCAATGGGCATGATCACCAACATCGCGCCGATGTAACCGGCTCCTGGGTGAGGTAGTGGACCGATGGCCGCTCTTCGGGGCGGCCATCTTTTTCTGGAGGCGAAACATGGTGAAGATGAAGGGCGACCCCAAGGCTGGCAGCGTCAGCTTTGGCGGCAAGGAATACCCGTGCAAGAAGGGCGTTATCGAGGTGCCGGAAGAGGCCGTCGAAGCGTTGCGCGCGCATGGGTTCGAGCCGATCAATGACGGCGAGCAGGCCGAGCAGTGAGCCAGCTTTGCACGCTGAACGACGTCAAGGTCTACGGCGGCATCACGACGACCGCGGACGACGCGGCGATCACCGCTCTGATCACGCAGGCGTCGGGGCAGATCGAGCAGTATTGCAACCGGACGTTTGCGCAGGCCGCGTACACGGAAACGCGCAACGGACGCGACACCGAAACGCTTTACATGCGCCAGCAGCCGATCGTGAGCGTCCAGAGCTTGACGATCGACGGCATCACGATTCAGGCATCGCCGGACACGCGCAGCTACGGCTACGTGTTCGACGATGCGCAGCTTTACCTGCGCGGCACCGCGCGCGGACCATACGGACAGCCCGGACGCTTCGTGCGCGGTTTCCAGAACATCACGGTCGCGTACACCGCAGGGTTCCAGACGATCCCCGCAGACGTCGTACAGGCGTGCGTGGAACTGGTGCTGTGGAAGCGTGCCAAGCGCACGCGCATCGACAACACGAGCCAGGCGCTGGGCGATCAGCAGACGCAGGCCTATGACCTCTCCGCCATGCCGAAGTCGGTCGCAGCGGCGCTGTCGTCGTATCGCGTCCCGATGGTGCCGGCATGATCGGCATCCAGATCACCGGCGCCGATCGCGTCGTGCGCTTGCTCGGCGATGCGCCGGCCAAGATCAACGCGGCGGCGAAATCCTCGCTGGACGCGTTTGCGGCGGAGCTTGCGGGTTACATCAAGGCGAACAAGCTGTCGGGCGATCCCTTGAACCGGCGCAGCGGGCGCCTGTCGTCGTCGGTGCATCCCGTGACGTCGCAGACGTCGGATTCGGTTTCCGGCGGCGCGGGCGGCGGCGCTGGCGTGCCCTACGCGCGCATCCATGAGTATGGCGGCGTGATCCCGGCGCATCAGATGGTGGTCAAGAACGCGCAGGCGCTGTGCTTCACCGTGGACGGCGTGCGCCGGTTCGCCAAGTCGGTGCAGATACCCGACGTGCAGATGCCCGAGCGCAGCTACATGCGCAGCGGTTTCGAGGAACAAGCGCCGTCAGGCATCGAACAGTTGAGGGCCGCGGTGAAGGCCGCGATTGCGGCATGAGCGCGTGCGATACCTGCAAGCAGCCCGGAGCCTGTTGCACCCGTATGCACCTGCGCAGCGAAGGCGACTCGGACGTAGCCCTGTCGTTTTGGGCTGACGATCTTCCGATGTTGCGCGGCCTGATTCGCATGGCTGAATGGGGACTGCCATTCATTCCATACGCCGTGGCGCAGGAGTTCAGCGACAAAGACGGCAGGAAGTACCAGCGGCTGCAGTATCGCTGCGTTGATCTTGGCAGTGATGGGCGCTGCATGAACTACGAGCATCGCCCACAGCTTTGCCGCGACTACGAGCCATTGAGCGATCCGCTTTGCGTGATGTACGAGCCGCCGGCATGAGCGCATCCCGCGAAACGATCTTCGCCGCCCTGTTCGACGTGCTGCAGAACGCGTACCCGTGGGTGACATGTTCGCGGCGTCTGGAAAACATCCAGGACCTGTCGCCGAATGTGTTCCCGGCCGCGTACCAACTTCAGGGCAACCAGGCGCTGAAGTATCAGGGCGTCACGCCGACCGTAGGCACGTGGGACGCGACGTGGCTGCTGTACAGCTACAGCGACGATCCGCGCGTGGCGCCATCGACGCCCTTGAACGCGATGGTCGATGCGGTGCTGGCGGCACTGAAGCCGAACGATGGCCCGGTCCTGCGCAACACCTTGGGCGGCTTGGTCGAGTACGCCGCGGCCGAGGGCAACATCGAAATCTTCGAAGGGGTCTTGGGTGACCGCGCCTTGGCGATCGTGCCGATCAAGATTCTCGTACCCGGATTCTGACCGGAGGAACCATGAAACCCGACAACGAAACAGAGTCAACCGAAGCGCCGAAAGGCGCTTTTTTTTCGCCCGCGAAAAGCCAAGCCGAACGCGTGAACGACGCGATCGAGGCCTGGTACGCGCGCCACTTCCACCGGGCCAGCGTTGAAGGACGCGCGCCCATTTCCACCGCCGACAAAGCCGACCTCGTGCAGGCCGTTGCGGCATCCATCCAAGAGGAGTGAACGACCATGATGCTCAATTTCGGTAGCGGCGAGCTGTGGGGTTACGGCGTCAGCGGCGCGACGCCGGTCAAGTTCGGCGTGTTGCAGTCGTGCAGCGTGGATTTCTCGCTGTCGCAAAAGGAACTGTACGGCCAGCAGATTTACCCGGTCGCGGTCGCAGCGGCGCAGGGCAAGATCACGGGCAAAGCCAAGTTCGCGCAGATCAACGGCAACCTGTACAACAGCCTGTTCTTCGGCGGCACGATCTCCGTGGGCAGCACGCAGATCGCGAGCGGCGAAGCCGCGACGGTTCCCGCCGCCTCCCCGTGGACAGTCACCGTAGCAAACGCCGCGCACTTCACGCAGGACATGGGCGTGCGCTACGCCAACACCGGCTTGCCGCTGACGCAGGTTGCGAGTAGCCCCACCCTTGGCCAGTACAGCGTCGCCGCGGGCGTCTACACGTTCTCGACCACCGACGCCAACGCCGCGGTGTTGATCGACTACCAGTACACGAACGCGACGCAGGGCCAGACGATCCTCGTCCCGAACAAGCTGCAGGGTCAGGCACCGACGTTCTCGTTGGCGCTGCGGCAGGGGTACAACGGCCTGTATTCGTCATGCCTGCTGTTCGCGGCCACAGCGACCAAGCTGTCGCAGGCATCGAAGGAAGGTGACTGGAACGTTCCGGAGCTGGATTTCTCCTGCTTCGCGAACGCCGCGGGCAACACCCACCAGTTCAACTTCGACGCGGTGGCGTGATGATCCCCGGCAAGGAAATCGGCAGCGGGAGCGACGCGATCACCGTCGCTCCCATGAACCTGCGCATCCAGCTTGAAACCTGCAAGGACGAGCTGGCGCTGATCGGCAAGGGTGACGCGCACACGCCCGAGGAACGCATCCGTGCGGCGCTCAAGATCATCCTGGCATGCGCCCAGCGCAACAAGCCGGAGCTGACGGAAGCGCAGTTGTGCGAGCAACTGGACAGCGCCGACGTGTGGCCGCTCATGAACTGGGTGTTCACCAAGTCGGGGTTCCGTGAAGTCCCTTTGGCACCGAGCCTGCCGAGCCAGCAAGCCGACGCGACGTAATCGGCGCGCTGGTCAATGCGACCGGCTGGTTCCCTGACGACATCCTCGACCGGCTGACCTGGCAGGACGTGGCGGACCTGTCCGATTACTGGACGGATCATCCGCCACTGCAGGTGATGGTGCAGTCCTACCTCGGCATCAAGCCGCGCAATGCGGCCGCGCCCGTGGACACCACCATGTTGGAAGCGCTTCCCGGCACCTATTACGGCCCCGCGCCCGCGTGGCTGACCCAATCCCCCGAGAAACCCGATGCCAACGGCTGAAGAAATTGTCGTCCAGTTGACCGCGCAGAACGGCGAATTGAACGCCGGCATGGCGGAATCTGCAACGACGGTCAAGACCAGCACGGATGCGATGGCCGCGTCGTGCCAGAACGCCATTGCCTCGTTCGGGCAGTTCGAAAACATCCAGCGCGGCAGCATCACGACTGCCCAGCAGGCGGCGCAGGCGCAGGAAGCCATCAACGCCGCGCAGGAATCGGGCGCGTTCACCGCTGAGGAGATCGCCGAGAAGCAGGCGCTGGTGAGCGCAGCCATGTCCAAGGTCGGGCAGGAAACGCAGGCCGCGTCCGGCGCGCTGTCGATGTTCACCCGCAACAGCCGCACGATGTATTCGACGTCGGCGCTGATCACGGACGCCATGACGGGCCAGTTCAGCCGCATGCGCCGGGAAGTGGCGGCGCTCGGCAACGAAACGGGGCTGATGGCGAAGGCGTTTCAGTTCGCGCTCACACCGGCCGGCTTGATCGCCGAGGCGCTGATCGCGATCGGGGCGGATGCCTACAACGCAAGCCAGCAGATCGACGCATTGAACCGCGCAGTGTTGGCCGGCGGCAATGCTGCGGGCTTGAGCGGCGACCAACTCGAAACCATGGCCGAGAAGTTCAAGGCCATGGGCTTCGACATCAGCACGGCGCGCGATGCGCTGAGTGCGATGGCTGGATCGGGCCGCGTGACGCAGACGGACATGCAGAACGCCGCGCAGGCTGCGCTGGAGTACGCGCAGATCACGGGCCGCAGCGTCAAGGAAGTGGACGACCAGTTCTCGAAGCTCGGGACGGACGGCGCCAACGGGTTCCTGAAGCTCGATGAGTCGATGCACTTCCTGACGGTATCGCAGCGCGAGAACATCATCGAATTGCAGCGCACCGGCCAGACGGCGCAGGCCGTGTCGGTTGGCTACGACGCGCTCGCCACCCACGGCGCGACGGCGATCCAGAACCTGAAGGACCAGGGCGAAGCGTCCGAAAGCCTGTGGCGCCGGATTGGCACCACCATCGCGAACGTCAACGACACGGTCATGAAGGGCATCGGCGTCGGCCTGACCAAGCAGGATGAACTCGAAAAGGTCAACAAGGAACTCGACTACTACAAGCAGATCGGCGTCACTGGCGAAAAGATCAACCAGCTCCTGCAGCAGCGCGCTACGCTCCAGACCGAAATCGCCGAGGAAGCGAACCGCGCGCGCCAGCAGTCGGCCGGCATTGCCCAAGGCATCGAGGCCGACGAGAAGGGGATGCACGGCGGCAAAGGACATGCCAATGCCGCATCGGAACTGGAAGCGCGCCTTCAGCAAGAGGAAGCCGAGCAAAAGGTTTCCTACGACCGCCGCGCCGAGTTCGAGATGGAGTATTGGGGCGAAATCCTCAACACGGCCAAGAAAGGAAGCGCCGAGTACGTCGCGGCATGGAAGCACACCCAAGACCTGCAGAAGCAGGTGGACGCGCAACAGCTTGCCGCTTCGAACAAGGAAGCCGAAGAAGGCAAGCGTGCCGCTCAGGATCGCGCGCGCGCCGAGCAGCAGGCCAGCCAGGAGATCATCGAGGAAGTCAACAAGGAGGCCGCTGCGAAGCTCGCCGCAGACGAGCAGGCAACGGAAAACGCGCACAACCTTGCGACCGCTCGAATCACGGCATCCCTGCAGGGCTACAAGCAGGAAGCCGCCGCCGGTCAGATCAGCGCGGCGGAGATGCTGCGCGACCAGATCGAAGCTCTGAACCAGCAACTCGCGGCCGACATTCAGTACTACCAGGCGAA